CCGATCATCCTGGAGGACGCATGCCGTATCGAGCACTCAAGATTCTGCAGGTCACGCGCGGCGGCAAGAACGTGCGCGTGGAGCCGGGCGAGCTCGTGCCCGAGGCCGAAACGTGGACGAACCGGCACGTCTGGATCGAGAACGGGTCGATCGAGCACGTGGCCGCGCCACCACCGCAGGTGCCGCTGTTCCCGGAATCGAAACCTGCGCGGGCGGTCGTCACGGGGGCGCCGGACGAGCCGCGAACGTCCGAGTTGCGCACGACGCGCGCCGTGCGGCGGAAGCCCTAGCCGATGTCATACACGCCCGCCCACGTCGGCATCGTCGGCCTCGACACCGTGCGCTTCCATCTAGGCGACACGGACACGGCGGCCGAGCAGGTGCTCGACGCGGAGATAACGGCGGTGATCGAGATCCCGAGCATCGCCGCGCTCTCGCTCGAGCCGCGCACTTACGTGGCGGCGGCGGTGTGCGCCGATCACCTCGCGCTGTTCTACGCGCGCCAGGCGGACACGCGGAACCTGTCGCTCTCCGTGTCGGCAAGCCAGCGCTCCAAGGCGTTCGCGGACCTCGCGCGCCGATTGCGTGCGCTTGCCGGGATTCCGCAAACTCCGGACGGCGCCACGCAGATCGCCGCGGAGATGTTCGCGGGCGGACTCACGGTATCCGGCAAGCAGTCGCTGGACGCGGATACGGACGCCGTGCAGCCAGCGTTCCGCATCGGGCAGGACGACAACCCGGCCGCCGGCGAGGGCACGATCCCGAGCGAGGTGCTGTGACGCATGGACGCGCAGCTCCTCGACCAGCTCAACCAGACGATCAACGTCGCGACGCCGACCACTGCGAGCGCGTCCGGAGATCCGACCTACGGATCCGCGACGGCGATCGCCGCGCGCGTCGAGGACAACCGGCAGATCGTCCAGGCCGCGGACGGCTCGTTCCGCGAAACGACGCACTGGATCGCGACGCAGACCGCGATCACGGACGAGACGCGCATCTGGCTGCCGGGAGATTCGCCGGCGGATCCGAAGCTGGCGCGACTCCCGGCGCAGGTCAACGTCGCCGTCGCCGAGAACGGCTCGATCGATCACTACGAGGTGCGCGTCTGATGGCGTTAGGCGTCCGAATCAAGGGAGCCGAGAACCTGCGCGCGAACCTAGGGCGTCTCGCGACGCTGTACCCAAAGGCCGCGCTCGGCGCGCTCTACCAGGAGGGCCAGGAGCTGCTGCGCCAGAGCAAGCCGTTCGTTCCGGTAGACACTGGCACGCTTCGATCTTCCGGATTCGTGACGCGACCAGTTGGCGAGGGATCCACGCAACGCGTCACGGTCGGCTACGGCGGCGCTGCCGCATCGTACGCGGCCGCGGTGCACGAACGATTTTTATCTCCCAGCGGCAAGTTCATCGTGCACGAAGTCGGTCAGGCGAAATACCTACAGGTAGCGTTCGACGCGTACGTGCCGAATTACCTGCAGCGCATTCGTGACCGCATCGTGCGCTCGGTCGGCCGGCTCGGCCCGAAGAGGGGGAAGTGAGTGCCGCGACCGGACAAGGACCTCGCCGACGCATTGGCGACTGCGCTCGGTGCCGGTTTCGCCCGGCCGCCAGCCGCCGGCGCCAACGTGTTCCACGGTCCGGTGCGGCCGTTCGGCACGGGCGTCCCGCACAAGGCGATCTTCTGCGGCCCCGGCGCGGCATCGCCGCCGGTGCGCCAGTTCCGCGGCGGCGAGATCCGCAGGGCCGCGGTGCAGATCCGATCGCGCGCGGACGTCGGAGACTTCGAGGCGAGCGAGCTGCTCGCGCGATCGGTCTGGGACGCGATCGAGTTCGCGACGATCGCCGGCTACATCCAGGTGCAGGCGGTCGACTCGGAGCCCGTCTCGCTCGGGCAGGACGACCAGGAGCACTGGGAGTTCGTCGTCAACGTGGAGCTGCAGTACTATGACGCATGACGCTCTGCCGATTCTTATGACAGTGCGGCAGCAGCTCAAGGTGCTCGCCGTCGGGCTCGCTGAGGCGCAGCGACAACTGGAGCTGGCGCTGCTCGGCGATGGCGCGTGCTCGCACGCGACGGTGATCGACGTCACGACTGCCGGCGCCGGCACACGGCGTCTGCTTTGCGCCGACTGCAACCAACAGATCACGCTGGCCGAGAAATCACCGGCCGCGGCAATCGAGGAGGGACTGAATCATGGCAGCACCGACCCCAGCGTTCGTTAGCGGCCGCGCCGGTTGCGTCTTCATCGACGGCTTCGACCTGAGCGCGTTCTTCCAGAGCTTCGAGTTCGGGCAAACGAAGGCGACGATCGAGGCGAACACGTTCCGCTCGACGGCGAAGCGGTTCGTCGACGACCTGCCGGACAGCTCGATCTCCGGCGAGGGCTTCTGGGATCCGCAGGACCGCGCCATCGCGCCCGTGCTCGACAAGGCGATCATCGGCACCGTGCAGTCCAACGTGATCTGGTATCCGGGCAATGACACGTTCGGCAACACCGGATACGCAGGTGTCGCGATCATCACGGCGAACACCGTGAGCGGCGCGACCGACGCCGCGGTCGCCGTGTCGGTCAGCGGCCAGCCGACCGGCACCGGGCGCGAGCTGGTTAAGTCGCTCCACAAGGTCCAGGACGAGACTGCGGACGGCAACTCCAGCGCCATCGACGCCGGCGCCGCGAGCTCGCTCGGAGCCGCGGCCTATCTCCAGGTGATGGAGATGGACGGCACTGGAACACTCGTCGTGACTATCGAGACTGACACGGCGGTCGGGTTCGCGACGCCGACGACCCTGTTCACGTTCGCGACCGTGAGCGCGACGTCTGGTGTCATCACGAGCACGCCGTACGAGCGCGTGTCCAACGCGGTAGACACGTCCATCGAGCAGTTCGTCCGCGCGAAGTGGGACTTGACGACGGTGACTCGCGTTCGGTTCGCGGTCGCGTTCCACCGCCGCGCCGCGGTGTTCAGCTAAGAGATACCCGGGCGGCGCTTTCGGTGCCGCCCGTCCTTTCATCTTGATCGGAGGGCCACGAGATCATGGCGGCAGCGAAGGCGGTACAGATGGCAGGAGACTCAAAGCGAGAGCGGCTGCTCCGCCAGGCACGGACGACAGAGATCGTCGAGGTCGACGGCGACCGGATCGAGGTGCGGCAGCCGACGCAGGCGGTGCGTGACGAGTGGCTGCGGCTAATGGACGCCGAGTCGCGCGGCGAGACCGCAGCCGGCGAGCCGATCGCCAAGGTCAACGGCTCTGTCATCAAGGCGCACGTGTGGCTCACGATCACGTGCTCGCACGACCCCGACACCGGCGCCGAGCTGTTCACCGGCAAGGACGAGTCGGCGCTTATGCAGACGCCGTGCGGCGGCGTCGTCGACGTGGTCTCCGGCGCGGCGATGCGGCTTATGCGATCCGGGGAGAAGGCTGGAAAAAACTCGAAGCCGACCTTGACCGGCAGCTCCTCTTCAGAATAGCGGCCAGGGTCGGCATGACGGTGACGGAGCTGTCCGCAACGATGCCCATGTCGGAGGTCTACGAGTGGGCGGCGTGGTTCACCCTCGAACACAAGTACCAGGACATGGCGAACCGAATGGCGGAAGCGAAGGCGAAGACGCGGCAGCAACGGAGGCGGTGACGTAGCGAGATGCCGACGATCGAAGCAGGGACGGTAGAGGCGGAGCTGCTGCTCGATATCGCGGGCTTCGTGCGCAACGCCGCCAAGGCGCAGAACGAAACGCGCAAGATGGCCGGCGGCCTCGCGTCACTTGGCACCGCGATCAAGGCGATTGGCTTTGGCCTGATCGCGCGCGAGGCGGCGCGCTTCGGCGTCTCTGCCGCGAAGGCCGCGGACGACGCGGCGCAGGCCGCAGAATTGACAGCGGCCACGTTCGGCCGCGCGACCGGCGTGATCGAGGATTTCGTCGGCGAGATCGCGCGTGCCACTGGACGCAGTGCCGTCGAGGTGCGCGGCTTCGCGACGCAGCTCGGTGTGGTCGCGACCGCAATGACCGGCAGCCAAGAGGAGGGCGCCGCGCTCTCGGCTCGACTAACGCGGCTGGCGCTCGACACGGCGGCGTTCCGCAACCTGCAGGCGCCCGAGGTCATTAACGCGTTCCGGGGTGCATTGCTCGGCCAGAGCCGCGCGGCGCTGCAGCTCGGGATCCGCCTGGACGAGACATCCTTGAACGCGGCTGCGCTGCAGCTCGGTTTCAAGAAGCAGTTCAGCGAGCTGACGCGAGGGCAGCAGACGCAGGTGCGCGCGTCGATTCTGACGAAGGCTCTCGCGCAGGCGCAAGGCGAGGCGGCGCGCGACGCGGCCACGCTCGAAGGCCGGCTGATCGCGCTCGACGGCGCGTCGCGCGACCTCAAGGTCGCCGTCGGCAACGTGTTGAAGCCGGCGCTCGCCGCGCTCGCGGGCGGACTCCAGGACAGCGCCAGGAGCGCAGCGGATGCGGAAAATGGGATCCGCATCTTGGTCAATGTGGCGCTGCAGCCATTGCTCGTTGCGATGCAATTGGCCGTATCGCTCGCGGCGCAGTTCTCCGCGTTCTATCTCAAGGTCGAGGCCGTCGCCGCACAGGTCGCGTCGGCAATCATCCGGGCGTTCTCAGCGGTGATCAAAGTCCAGGCGGAC